AACCTTGGTTTCTACCTATACCAATAATTAAATCAGCTTCAGCAGCTTTTCCAGTTTTAGAATTTTCCATCATATCAAATGATATACTATTTCTATTATGTGCATCAGCAGACGCTTGAGATATAGCTATCACAGCACAGTTTCTACGCTTAGCTAACTCTCTTGCACCTGTATAGATTGCTCTTAACTTTTCATCTGACCTGGAAAACTTACCATCTAAATTTACTTTATCTAATTGGTCAATTATTACAACATCTGGTTTATGCTTTTCACAATGGGCATCTATATCATCTAATGTCCAATCAACTACATCAAATAGTTTTATATTGTCTCTTACTTTTGACCATGTAAAGTGTACCTCTTTCATATTATCTGGTATATCGTCTCTAGTATATCCAGTTGAACAAGATATAGTTCTCATCTGAGTTCTTACTGCAGGTTCCTCATTTATAAATGCATGTACATTTGCACCTTGCCATGCAAAACCATCTGGTGCTGAAACTAAACTAACCCAGAAAGCAGTCTTACCTGTCTCTGGTCTAGCAAATGCAATCATTAGATTGCCTGGCCCGATTCCACCAACTTTTTCTGATAGTACAGGTATATTAAATTTCCATTTAGTAGTTACTGACAACTGCTCAATGACTTTTCCTATATCATTTGTTACAGGTTTTATATCTTCATCTGGCAAATTTTTTTTATGACCTTCAATTATTTTTGAAATCTCATTAAAGTTTGCAGGCTTACCATTAAATATTTCTGTAGCTTCAATGGCAATTTTTTGAGCAGTCTCTCTATCTACCATGATATTAGCTATGTCTTTTGCAATAGCAGGTGTTGGGTCTGTGACTTGTTTTATTTCAGTTACAAGTCCCTCAAACTTTTCTTTAGCAGTTCTAGTTAATGCAGGATTAAATTTACCTACATGTAAAGTATATACATCATCAACTTTTAAATCACCATCATAATCTTTATGTGCTTTCTGCAATGACTCAAAGAATGAACCAAGTTCACCCTCAAATATACTGCGAGATATAACTCCCTTGTACTCATTATAAAACTTTTTATTGAGCATCATTTTAATTAGTTGCTTTTCCATTGTGTTTCCTTTCATATGCCATTATTAAATAATCTTATTCTATCATTTAGATAATCTACTATTTCAGATAATCTATTAATTTCTTTTGATAGTTTTAATCTAACTTCTTCTGCCTGTTTTAAATCTAAACTAGAGCCATACAATAAACTTTTAAGTCTTTCTATTTCAGCTTTTAGTTTTTTGTTTTCTTCTTCAACACTATTCATCTTTACATATTTTCCTGCATCAAATTCTTCTGAGTTAGGATTGTCTGGGTGTGGTCTATCTGTCATTATTTTCTCCATAAAATATATTTCTTATCTGTTCGCTATTATAATATTTTAAGTCTTCTGTCAAGTGTTTTACCTTAACATTATCAAATCCTTTACTTCTTAATTCTTTTACAATAGAAAAAGATTTAGTAGTAGCGTCTCTGTCAAGTGCTACATAAATAGTTTTAAACTGCATGATGTGTGCAAGATGTGTATTAGCTAGTGATGTTCCCATAATTGCTATACCTGTCAAGACTCCAGATACTGCACAAGCAGATGGACAATCTTCAACTATAACTGCGTCATCACATTGACCACAAATAAATGGAACACTTTTACTACCATACATAAACCATTTAGGATATGTAGATTTATCTAATGCTCTACCTACTGCACCAACATATTCATTTGAATATTTATTTTTAACCATAAACACAACTCTCTCTTGTGCTACATCATATTTAATATCTGCTCTGTTCATAGAGAATGAATCCCAACAATTATTCTGTTGAAGATACCTCATTGCTTTTTCATTTGAGTATGGAGATTTGAAACTATCTGGCACTAAAAATTTTTTAGGCTCGCCTGTTTGTTCTTGTTTATTGAAAGTTTTATTCACATACTTGATAGTCTTCTCGCCTTGATGTCTACCCTTTGCAGAACATGAGGCATGAAAACAATACCAACTAATTTTATCATCAGTTGTATCAACTAGTAATGTATTTGTATTGTGGCAGAATGGACAATCCATTCTTTGTTTAGTTTCGTCTGGTAAGTTTAATCCTTGTACTACTTCTCGTTGCTGTGATATATTCAAGCGTTCCCCTATATAGTAAGTTCTTCATAGGTAATAGAGTATCTATCTGTTCTGTAAAAATCATTAGCCTCTATCTTCATAAGATTTTCATTAAGATAAAATGCTACTTCATTTTCTACTTCTTCGTAAGTCGGTTCCTGTTTGAATGGAATTACTGCTACTGCCTCTATTCCTAGTCCTGTTAGTCTTATTTTGTATTTTTTCATTGTCTATTCCCTTATCATAGTTTATATTATTTGTCAAGTTATCTTTTAATTTTTTATAAAAATTTGGGTGGTGCCAAGCAAATGTCATATTAATAAATATTTTTGTCTAGTACTGCTTCGTCAAGTAAATCTATATGAAAGTCTTTACCATTAAAAGTAAATGATATTACTGCACCATACCCATCAAGATATGAGTTTGAACTTGTGACTCTACCACCCATTTCTTTTATCTTATCTTCTAGCTTCATAGTTAGCTTAAGTCTGTCTGGATTCTTTATCATTTTTTATTTTCCTGATAATATTGTGCATCAATTTTTTTAGCTAATAAATCATCTTTATCATTCTCTACCTCAGTTAAATATTCATCTATAGAATCTGCTACATCATCTGGTATATCAATTATATTTTCTTCTGTACCATTTGACCACTTAACATTTATAGACCAACCTGTAATTCTTAAATCTCCCTTTTTATCTATGCTCATTAATGTTCCTTATAGCTTACTTGTTTAACATTTCTATCCCAACATGCACGACAACTGCCACACTCATTGTTAGTTGTGTATGCACGACACTCTTTACCTTTATGTCTTTTATCTTTATGCACACCAGATGTCCACTTCCAAAACTTAGGTATAGCACCATCAACTTTTAATGCTGATACACGCAAACATAAATTTTCTGGAACATCTTCTTCCTTGATTGCACTTACCATTTGATATTCTCTAGTAGCTAACCAATGTTTTATATGTGGTGTCTGTCTGCATATCTCAAATATTTTTTGTAAATGCTCAACAGATTGCAAATCTCCAGAGTCAAACCAACGGTGAAAAAGCCTTGATTTATCTAGGTTTTTGTACTTGATAGTCAATAATTCTACCATGTAGTCTACCCATTCTGGCATTTCTATGGCATCATATCTTTTTTGGTATGCAACTTTAACTAAAGGAAATACATAACAACCTTTGTCTGCATAACATTTGTTACATATAGTTCCAATAATCTTGGCTAACTTCATACCTGTTTTACAATGTTCAGTAGGTATCCCCCAAGCAAACGCAGGCATTTTACTTGGGTTAGATAACTTACCAACTTTATCTTCTATTTGTTTTAACTTACTCATATAACTATTACTCCTAATATAAAACCAAATATAAAACAGACTATTTCAGTTCTGTAATATAATGATAGTTGATTAACTTTTTCTATTAATGCTTTCATAGTATCCTTTCTCAACTAAATACTTGTATAATTTTTTACAAGTCTTAGGTACTTTATCTCCTAGTTTAAAATTGCCAATGACTGCCTTAGCGAATGAAGTATAGCCTGTCACTCTAGGATTAGTCATAAGCATTCCATGTTCTGCTTGCATTTTCAATGCTCGTAGCAACATGTTTTGTTGAAGTGTATAACCATCTTCAAATTTATATGTTCTCAAGTCGTGTTGAGAGTTTCCTGTTATTATTGTCATGTTTTCTCCTTGTGTTTATCTATGTATATTATAACATAAATTCTGGTGTGTCAACTAATGTGTACTTTGCAAAGCGTTTTTTCTCGCCAACATAATAATTACGATAGGCTTGTATGTAATTATCTTCTTTATATTCATCTGGCATACACAATGGTGGGATAAGAAATGATTTGTATTTGAATTTACCTTTTACTTTGTCTGTAATTTTTAAAAGATTATTAAGTATTTTACCTGTGCTATGTACTTTGTTGTTATATCTATGACGATACTGATTGAGTAAGTGACCAAGTAAATCTAATGACCACAAATAATTACCCAATGACTCGCCAACCCATATGGTCATGGGGTGTTTGGGATATGCAGGTTTATACAAACTGCCATCAATACCACAATGTCGTTGATATGCAGTTGATAACATCTGACCTGTTTCAAGTATCATCTTGACTACATGCTTATCACAATGATACCTAGCACAAACTTCTGCGTCTTTGTGTAAATGAAATATGTTCATAGTTTTAATTCTAATCTAAGTATTGCAAATTTAATATCTTTAATACTTATCTTACCAGAATTAAATCTTTCAGTCAATGCTCTAAATAGTTTTCTAACATGGTCACCTGTTGTACCTGCACAGTCAGACCAGAAGTCACATTGACCAGACTCAAACCATTGCTTTGCACTTTTCATATTGAGTTGTTTATTAGAACTAACTAAGAAAGAATCATGCAAACCAAAGGCATCTTCAAAGTTAGTTTGAATTACAGCAATAGCCAGTTTTTGTTCTGGTGTTTTATCTTTTATGTTTAGGTTTCCTTTTATCCATTCCATAATATATTCCTTGTTTGATTAGCATGCAATCTGCACAATAATATTGTTTGTTTTCTACTATAACTGCTTTCCTTTTACACTTATAGCATAGTTTTATATCTGCGTCAACTTTACACATAATTTATCCTTTCTACCACTTGATTTTTCTGTTTAAATATGTTATACTCCCTTGTCCATTGGGGGAGGCTAGTATATATACTATCCATACATACCCCTTAGGTTATAGTCGGGAGTACAAGTCATTTAATCCTCACTTCTAAATACTGCCCAGTAATCTTTACTCTATTATTTTTATCACTATCACTATACTCCTCTTTGAATATTACATCAACACTTTCAGTAATTAATGCCCCATTTCTATCTACTATTTTTATTTTAATATTTTGATTATTTCTATTATCATTACCATGTATCTTTCTAAGTTCCCATATTAATTCATGTATCTTCATAATTTCTCCTTATTGTTATGGCAAAAAAAAGGCTAGGGGATTTCTCCCCTAACCCTGTATGATTGTTAGGCTTTACCCATAGCTTGTTTCCAAGCAAGGATAGTAGCTTTATTATCTTGTTTTGGTCTTGATATATTATCAATAGCATCTGCTAAATCATCTATTGATACTACAATATCCATACCAATCTTGTCAGCAAGTATCTCTGGAGAGATAGTCCACTTCACTTTGTTATGGCTAGCAAACTTCTCAACTTGAGAAAACTTGGTCATCTGTTTAATTCCTTCTTGGAATCTTTTGACCTTAGCAAGTACAGACTCAATCCACTTAGTGTGCTTAGTCACTACATCTTGCTTAGCTTGTATCATCATTTCAAACTTTTGAAACTCTAAGTCTGAACATGGGATAGCACGAGAACGGCAACCACCACTACCGATTATATATAATCCATAGTCTGATTTCCATTCACTATACTTATCATTACTAGCACTACGACCACTTAGCCATGCGTGATTATCATTTCTACAAGTAGATAAGTACGGGTTATTATCTCGTCTATAACTTGAGGTCACATCTTCTGACTTAATATCATGTTCAATATTACAGTCTGGATTAAGACCTACTGCTTTCATATCTTCACGATAATAAGCAAACGAAAAGTTTTGACCAGATGTAGAACTGCCATGATTATATCTACCATAGTTGCTATCAATAGCACCATCAAGTTCAAATGAGAAGTGTTTAGATTTATCTACTTCATCATTGTAATTGTCTAGTACTTTTACATCTGTTGCATTGAAAAAGAAACAACTATCTTGTGCTACGCAATCAATAGTGTTATGTTTTCTTTGCATTTCTTGAAGTGTTGCGACATCTTCCAATGGGAATCTTCGTTCAACAACTTTCTTAGCAACTTGAAAAGCTGAATCAATAGTAGACTTAGCTTGTTCTCTTGCTTGTAAGAACGCCTCTTTTTCTGGCGTATCAACTGACTCACAATGCTTACGAAAATCTTTTACTAACGATTGTCGTTTGCTTGCGTTCAGTCTTATATCTTTTTGTTTATCCATGAGTACTCCTTTGTTATGGATTGTTATAAGACACCACCCAGTTATCTGAGTGATGTCTATATAGTACTATATTATTATTGATGTGTCAACTAGGCTTTGGATAAACCTAGTTCTTCTGCGAGAGGTCTTGCTAATGAGTCTGGTTTAGTTCTCCAACCATGCCCATAATCTATTTGCTCTTGTGTTTGTGCTTGTTCTCTAGTGATTGTATGTTTAACTCCCATTAGTTTATTAACTAAAAAGTAATTATCTCTATCACTACCACTATTGTAAGTCCACTCGTGCTTAAAAGCCCAAGCGTTTTCTACTTCTACGGTTTGCTTTCCAATTTCTGGAATAGCATTTTGTATTGATTGTTTATGTATATCAAAGTACTTGTGAAAGCAACCTTGAGAACAAAACATATCATAATAATATTGATGAGCCTTGTTAGACTGATAATATTTATTACCTTTGTTTCCCCGTATCTGTGATGTTGTTTTCTTATAGCAACACTCGGGGTTTTGACAGTATTCTGCCATGTTTCCTCCTTTGTTAAATTAAAAAAAAGGCACTACCTAAATTAATAGATAGTGCCTGTATAATATAATATATAATTTACTGCGTCAAGCCTTGAACTCTATCGCAACATCTCCATATATATCTCTATTAAATATTTGATTAGGTTTT